GTTCGGACCGTTGACCAACTCGCCATCGACGACTTTAAAATCACTCATACCAGAATAATACGATTCTTGCCAATCCTCTCTGGCGTGCTGCCTAAAAGCCCAGGTCATTTCGCTAAGAACCCATGCCCAGCGAGCCTCCGCATGAGCGTCCATATGACCAGAATTCTTCTGATCCTCAGTCAAAGCAGGAGCTGACATTGACTTGATGTTGTCGGGAACGTCATCGTCATCAACGTAAGGATAACCTTGTTTGTTCTCTTGCAGTTTCTCAAGCATAGGAACCACGATCAACGCAAGAGTGTTATCCATATTCCATACGTCATAACCGTGAATACGAACCTGAATCTTACGTTGGCGTTTCTTATAAACCCACTCGCAGAAATCACAAACCCATTTGACATCAGCAAGCTTCTTGCTCAGCTTCAGAACGAAATCTGAATGAGGATCTTTCCAAAAGAAAATCTTCTGAACGATCTGATACGGACCGACCCAGTCTCTATATGGACCGATGTTAACTTTCATAGCGTATACTCGTAATTGATTGTCGTTTCATTTTCTCTAAACATAATCGCTCCATTAGACAGATGAAACTTATGAGCCATTTCAGTCTTAGGACTGAAAGTGACAGCACGCTTCACGAATGGTTTAAACCAACGAATGTGATGTAGAGCTTGGTTGATTATCTTTCTACCTGCGCCAGGTTTGGCTCCTTGAGTAGCCCAGACTGTATAAAACGTAGCCACATCATAGCGACCGGTATCTACAAACAGATCATCTTCTGTTTCAGGAACTTCGCCGAGGAAAGCTGCGCAACATACAGATTCGGGTTGATAATATCCGTCTGGAGTCAGGAAAAAACAACCACGATTATGACTGTAGCGATCGCAAAGAGGAATATGACCACGAACAGGATCACCTGCTAGATGACCATGAAAAGAGTTTTGCCAGTTATCATAATAATACAGCTGCGACATATCAATCTTCCACCTTTTGAACGCGAGCCAGTTTCTGCTCGCGAGTCCAATGAACAAGATATTCGTTCAGTTCGTCATGAACGCGGATAGCTTCATCATCATCGATTTCGCGAGAAGAAACGACCATCTCGCCTAGATGCATCTGACCAAACTCATCAGCCTCTTGCATATGGACGGTATCTTCCGCCCATTCTTTCTTTTCAGTATCAACCACATACACCATGCGATACTGAGACAACGCTTCAACTAGAAACTTAGGCATTACGATCTGTCTCCTCTTTCAATCATTGGCGTCGTGTAACGCAACTCATATCTAAATCTGTACCATTCAAAGCAGTCACAACAATCTCTACAATTTGCATATCTTCAAGGCATGCCTCGACAGAGGTTGACGTTAATCCGATGTTCATAGGGCTGCCGCCCAGCATGAATGTTATAAGAAGCACTGTAAAAAATTCCATCATTTTCTCCTTTCATGATAAGAATGGTAGTCCCACCCGGAATCGAACCGAGACCGCGCTCCAATCTAGAGCATACCCAGTGTATAAGGCTGGCGTTCTACCGTTAAACTATGGGACCAAACTTGGTAGAGGATAGAGGTTACGCTCCCCTTCCTTAACGGTTATGAGCCGCCCGTGCTGCTATTACACCAATCCTCCAAAAATTCTTAGCGATTGAGCTACAGGTCCTCAACCAAAAGTGCCTTCCGCAGTTCTTCGTAATAACTTTTCGTGCCTTCGAAATCCAACGAACCGAAAAAGAACAAAACTGCACCGAGGAAAAATAGACCGAATGACGCAGTTAAGCCAAACACAAAATAACTCGCAGCTGCTACTATCAATATCGCGTAAATGTGCTGTTTCAATCCTCTAATGAAATTTTCGTAGTCTTCATTTTGCTTAATCGTTACAGCTATAACAGCTGCAGCAAAAAATTTAGAAAAGATAAGCAAAAGAGGAACAAACAACAGGAAGATCGAAAGCATTGTTATCTCCGAAAAGTTATATTATCCTACCTTTAGTATAACCTAGATTGACGTAAAAGTCAACCATTTCTTTTTTGATTTTTTTATTTTCTACGCCGTTATGTATCCAACATGTGCCGTGTTGACTGTTTTGTTCTGGCGTTCTTTGTTTAGCTTTATCGGACATTTTTATTTTAGTGTCGTCCGAATGTCTTTTTCCATACCATACGCCGTTCGGATATTTTTCTTTTGTTGCTTCTTTTGCGAGAAGCTGTACGCGTTGCCAATTTGGATCACCCATTTCTATCATCTTCTTCCTAGAAGATGATCTAGCTTTTTTTCTTCTAGTTTGTTGTTCAATCGTTAAACGATTAAGAACGCTCAAACCGTTTTCATTTATGTAGCCAAAACCACCCTGACCTCCCCGACAGAGGTTGTAGCTATCTTCGCCTATAACAACCAGATTGGCTTCCGCCTCATTCATTTCAGCTTCGGTTTCGAAAATATGGAGAATCTCTTTTTCGAAATTCTTGAGTCCGTATTTCTTGATAGCTGCCCGAATCAACTTACCGGAACCCATATAACCATCATCGAGATTTTTAGTCTGATGTTTTCCGATATAGAACTTACCGTTTAGCTTATTTGTGATCTTGTAGATAGTGTAGTACAAGATGTTCCTCCGATTTTATAACGAGTCTTATTGACATTGCTATTTATAAAATCGGAGGCTTTATGCGATCCCGGCAGGATTCGAACCCGCATAAAACTGCTTAGAAGGCAGCGAACTTATCCAGTTAGTCAACGGGACCAAAACTTATACAATAATTATACCCTACTTCTGGGTAAAAGTCAATCGTTAATTTGGAACACCGAGAATCGAACACCTGGATTTGATTCTGGCTTATAAACACTAGCGTAAGACTCTTTACCACCACCAAGGCTGGGTAGAGTTACGACATAGCACTTCTCGATAGCTCCCCAGGGTGTTACCACGTTCTTGTAATAACCGTAGCAAGGTTCTAGTCCATCTCGGTCACCGTTCTTTTTCTTACGGTAGTCGGGGACTCGGACTCGATGCCCATCGATGATTGTGAAATCGTAGCTTGCCATTTATTTATACCTTCAACAGGATGGTGTTTTCGTTAATGCGGTGTTGCAGCGTGCAGGTCTTGAGCAAGGCTATCATCTTAACGAAAGCTCTCTTACCACCACGCAGAGCGGTTTCAATATGCTCCTCAGTCTTGCGACCGATCCGATAGGTTTTGCTCTTCTCCTCATCGTAATTCAGGATCGTAGCACCCTTAACGTCAAGACCCGACTTTCCTACGGCTACGAAGTGCGTAAGCGTCTTATATCGGACATTGAACGTAATGAGCTCCTCAGCGCCCAGAACCTTTTCCGGGTTGATCGAAACTACCTTGAATTCCTTACTCTCTTGCTGAAACTTGAAGCTCTTCAGTTTCTTATCCGGAGTGATAACCTTCTTCTTACGGATCACAGGCTTCTTGTTAGAAGCATGCCGATCACAATCAGCCAGGATGCTGGCGTAGAACGCTGCACGCTGCTTAAGCTGCGCCGAGGTGTAGCTCGAGAAGCCTTCCTTCAGCGTAGCGTCAGGCTTACGGCTGATCAACAAGGCAGCTTCCTCGGCGATCGGGCGAAAGAATTCCGCAACGATCTTAGCCTGGTTGGCAGGAATCTGCTTCTGCTGAAGCCAATCGTACATAGACAGAGTCCAGCCACTCTTATCGATGGCTTCGTCGAACTCGCCGATAAACTCCGAAACCTTATCCTTGATACGGTCCTGAACGTTTACCTTCGGCAGCTCGGGCTTCTTATCTTCCTCAGCCGTCTCAGTCTTAGAGCCTGCCTTGGTGAACATCTCCTTGATACGCAGCTCTAGCTTCGCCATGTAGGCATCGTTCAGAATGCCACCACGTGTCAGGATGCGCGCGAGCCAACCAGCCTGTAGGTTTACCCAGGTCTCGGGAACTCGCTTCAGGATCTTGAGATCGTCGTTACGCTTGTTAACCTTGAGATACGCCTCGACGTATTCGCGCGCATCCACGCGCGAGCACATGTAGTTATACCAGTTGAACACTCGAGTCAGATCGATATCGTTAACGATCTTACCCTTGACATCCGGCTCATCGCCCATATATTTTAGATCGGCGATGCGCTGCGCCGTCTTACCGGCACGAACCTTCTTAGGTTTCGACGATTTAAGTTTGGCGACAGCCATACGATTCAATCCTCCTCGAGTGTTTTACAAACTT